CGGCAAATGCCGGGGGGTTAGTTATATTTTAACGTTAGCGTTGCGACATGAAAATAAGACTAACTGGGCGTTACAAAAAACGCACCGTCATTGTCTGCGTCGATGCGCTGGATTGTGCGTACCCAGAATTCCTTTTTTGCCTGCCGGTCTAAATCAGGATATTCCTTCAATTCCCTCCGTAAGGTTTCAAGATCAAATTCTTTTATAGGCTCTGGGTTTATTGCCGCAAGCTGCTGTTTCAAGTCCGTATAGTCTTTTTTGTATTCTTCTATTTCAATCAAATCCGACAGATACAATTCTTTTAGCTTTTGCATTTTCCGCTTGATTTGCTCCGCCGTTTTGGGCGGCTTTTTTTCTGCGGTTTTTGATTTGGAGTAATACTTTTTTGCGATCCCCTCAAATTCCCGCAGGAGGTAATCCTCAAGCACATCTTCTCGGATTCTGAGAATGTGCGGACAGTCGGCTGGGTCAAGTGTGTGCGTTCTGCATCGGTAGTACTTGTACACCTGCTTTACAGTCTCCGGCTGCATATTTCTACCGCACTCCCGGCAACGGAGAATTCCGGTAAACAAATATATTCGATCCGCACTGGCGTTCCGCTGGCTTCGCCGTTCCAAGATTTTCCCAGCAAGGTCGAAGGTTTCTCGATCGACGAGTGCGGGCAATGCGTTTTCCACGCCGAACGCCTCACCTAAGTACAGGCGGCTTCTCAACGCATCCTTGTATTTGTTGTACGAGCGTTTGATCCCCCACTCCGTTGCCATATACCGCCTTAGTGCAAGGATGCTTTGCAACCGTATAAAGGCTGGGAACATATCTCGCGCTGCAGCTGCGGTTTCTTCATCAATGTCGTAGCGCCGGTTCTTCACGCAGATTCCGATGGGAGTTTTCCCGTTGGTGGGCTGGCCCTTTGCCCTCTTGCCCTCGTTGATGGCCTTAATGCGCTCCGATGTGCGGTCAGCTTCGTCCTGCGCTACCGACAACATAATATTGACCTTCAATCGCCCTGATGCAGTCCGCGTTTCGTAGTCCTCTCTGATGGCCTGCCAATCCACATGATTTTTGTCGAGAACCTCTTGCACGGCGTAGTACCCCGCCACATTCCGAAACCACCTATCCAGCTTGACAAAAAGGATGGTGTCGATTTTCCCGGCGCGGCAATCATCAAGCAGGCGCATCAAGGCCGGACGCTTTTTATACGGCTTTCTGGCGCTGATTCCGGCGTCCTCGTAAATACCCACCACCTCCATGCCGTGTGCGGCGGCATATGCAATCAGGGCCTCCCGCTGGTCTGCCAGGGACAGGCCGTGTTTCGCCTGTTCTTCGGTCGATACCCTGATGTACAGTGCTACACGGATGCGTAGATTATTTGGTAGAGTGACCACTATTTTTTGGCACATGTTATCCCCTCCAAAATCCATAGTTGGCACAATGGATGTCAACCCAAACGCACCAGGCAAAAAGCCCGATGATCAATAGTGACAAACCGAGTATGATCCACCTGTATAGCTTCACGGAGTGCCAAAGATTGCACAGTTCTGTGTCCATCAGGCCGATGGTCTGCCGTTTGTTCTCAAGGCGGTGTTCTAGTCCGTCCTTTTCCGCTTGCAACGTTTCCTCACTGGCCGTCAGATGATCTCCGATGCCGTAAAATTCATCCAGCGACACGCCAAGGACGGCGCATATTGGCCCAACCGTGGAGATATAGGGGGCCTTAGAAGCATGGGTAAAGAAATTGTTGACAGTAGACGGCGGAATCCCTGATGCTTCAGCTATGTCCTGAATGGTCATACCCAAAGCGTTACGTTTCGCCTTACAAATCTCCTGAATGGTCATAAAAAAGTGCCTCCTTACCCCCAAAATCAAAACATGGGTAAAGGCGGCACAAACTTTTAAACGACTGAAAATGCCAAAAACCAAGCTTTGGGACTTGCCCACCCAACCATGTTTTTGCTACGTTTCTATTACAGCAAGCCAACGTCCCCAGGCTTGCTCCCGGCTCCGCCGTTTGTTGCAGAGGCGGCGGGGCCGGGTTTTTCACTTACTTTATTTCCCAAGAGTTTCCGCAATTCTGGCAAAGGCAAATCTTTTGATTTTTTACAACGGTCTTTTCGCCACCTTTGCTTTTCTTCCACACGAGATTAGACATGCCAAGGGTTGATACCGCCATCAAGCCGCGAGCAGCATTGTTGATATGGCCTCCGATACCGTTCCCGTGCTTTTTGGTTTTACTTGACACTTGCCCCATAGAGATTGTTACATTTTCGCTTCCGCAATTAGGGCAAACCATAGTGAAGCTCCTTTCATTCTTTTATATGCGTATATGTAAATATTCAATATGTGCGGTCAACCGTCATGCCCCCATATCTTGCGGTTGCAAAATCATGGTGGTGTGCTATAATAATCGAACAGACGTTCTATTCGCAAATGATGAACGGAGGATACATAGATGTTGGATTTACCGGCAAACTGTGATATAATGGCAACAGAACAGCTTGAAGAAATTCGCAACAAACTGATGCATGCCGTACTGCTTTTGCCGCAAGAGGAACAGGTAGAATTGCTGCGAATGATTAAAGGAGGAAACGATGGTGTATAATCAATTGTGGTATGAAAATCCCAACGTCCTTAAAGCTGTAAACGCGTGTCTCAACGTATTGGAATCGTCTAGCATTTCGGCGGAATGCGCTACGCTTGTTCCGGGCTGTTTGGCGGAGGCTATTAAATGCAGCAATTATGAAACGCTAAAGCAAGGAGCATTCAAGAGCGCTCCCATTTCTGTAACCGCCAATAATGACGGCGGGTACAGTATTATGCCTGAAAGCCTGCAATGTATTGATCTACTATGGCCGAAGTGATACCCTTTGCCACCGTTTCAATTACCGATAGAGATATTGACTTAAAGGATTTTAAAACAGCGTTTGTTTTTGCCCAGCTTTCTTTTCCCCCGATGTTTGCAATAAAGTCATGGCCTTTTGGCGTGATGTGATAAATTGTATTCAAGTAAAAGTATCCAAACATTTCGCTTGTTGCAAAGGAAAAATCTGTTTTTAAGTATCCGCTTTCTGAAAGCTGTACAACATGATATATGATCTCTTCTTTTGAATAGCTGTCAGGAAGCAAGCGCACCAAACAGGGAATGCTGACATAGCTAAATTTTCTTAGCCCATTTGGATTTTCAACCGCAGTTTCAACGGAAATACGATCTTCGACCAAAAGCATAATATCCCGCAAGCAATCTGGGTTCAGTTTCATTCCGTGCCCCTCTTGCTTTTCAGATACCCGATATACCGGCATACTTCCACCAGTTCGGCGGGTGTCGCGTCCCGGATATAATCTAATATTTCCTGCGCTTCCGCGCTCACACCCTCGATCTTCGGATCGGGGGTTTCTTTTGCGCCATTTTCCAGCAGCCCAATTACCCTCTCAATATCCACCGGTTCCGTGAGGATTTCCTTCGGCTCTACGCCGAGCAAAGTACATATCTTCGCAGCTTCTTCTGGGGATGGGAGATTTTTGCCACGCCTTACTTCACTTAACCATCTCTTGTGTTTCCCGATCATTTTCGAAAATGATGCTTCGCTCCAGCTTTTAGCCGAAACTTTTTCTGCTATCGAATCTACGTTTGGTTGGACTGTATCTCTTTTTGGCATATCTACTCCTGAATAAATCGTAATGCAGCAGCGTGTACGTCATGCTCAAATTTTTCGTTTTCGACAGATATCCGTCTATTCCGCTTGTGCTTGTTGTTCTTGATTACGTCAATTTTTCTTTTCTTTATTTTATTGATTCTCTCTGCGAAATACTTGTTGTTTAATCCGCCACGGCGAATCGCCTTTTTTAACCAAAATATGGCGTTGTCAAATTCCCACTCTTGCTCGTATAACTTGGAAAACATATTGCATGTAAACGCAAAGTTTAATGATGCAAATTTGTCTAAAACTGTGAATGGTATCTTCTCTATTGATTCCTCGAAAGCACCAATCGCCGCAAGTCTAAAATCTGCGCCCTTGTTTGCAAGGGCATAAGCCACTGCAAATTTATCAAAATCAGATTCCGAATTTCTATACTTTGTTGCTGCGATTTCAAAAAGGACATATCGCGGTTTGTATGTTATTACATATGCCTCATTTACAAGCCCCAAAGCCTGATATTTCGCAGGGTACTTTGCTTTAACGATAGATAGCACTTCTCTAATGACATCCACCTCATGTGGCGAAAAACGGGTTAAATCATACTTGCTGTTTACCGCGATAATACTTTGCGACGAATCTTGTTCATACTGTTCTGGATAATAGACATATGGGTTACCCAGACCTTTAGGCCGTGCAAGAATTAAGTCAATATCTAAAAACATATCTACCACAAAAACGAGAAATTTTTGTGCAACTCTACAAAACTTACAAAACGGTCGTGTTTCGCTTTACAACGTACAAAGTGTGCGCTATAATAGCGTTACAGAACTTGATTAAGGCAACAAAAAACCACGCCCCCAACGGATTCCCCGTTTTGCGGACTTATAACCGATATTTTGTTGGCTGACACTTACATAATAGCGGTGTTGGTTGCGTTTGTCAATATAAAGTTCTGAACTTTATAAGGAGGGGAGAACGCTTGGAATTAAAGAGAATCCGAGAGAACGCCGGTTTGCGGCAGGAGGACGTGGCAAAGAAACTCCGCGTAAGGGTTTCCGCTGTGTCGAACTGGGAACGCGGCATGAATGGCATCGCAAGCAAGTACATTAGACCGTTGACCAGATTGTACGGCGTGACCGAAACGGAAATCAGATCGGCATCGGAAGCCGCGCAGGCCGCAAGAGCAGATAATGTGCTGCAATCTAACGACTAACACATGACAGGAGGGGAAAGGATGGAAATTGTAAGCATCACGTTTTCTGCTTTTGCACTCGGCTTTGCGCTGTGTAACGCAATTTGGGTATTCTTTGGGCCGTCAGCGCAGGAAGAACGCGAGCGCAGAAAACGCGAGCGAAGCAAGCGCAACCAGAATGGAAACGATTGATACTGCCTTAGAAAAGCGAGAATCTCTTTTAGCAGAATCGGCTGCTTGCTCTGCCAACTGAGCACGGCGATCTGCGGAATCGGCGATGCGGTGAAGTTCTTCCAGAGATTTTGTATCGACAGCAATTTCTTTCAGGAGTTTTTCATGCCGCCCCGCTGCGGACTGTTCGTATTTGACTTCGGCAATCTCCGCACGGCGTTGCTCCATTTCGCGAGATTGCTTTATGTATCGATCGGCTTTTTCGTTCACACAATCACCCACTTCAATACTCCATTTTATCGCATGGATGCCGAAGGGGCAACACGAAGAAATGGTCCAAATGTTAAGGATGGAACAAGAACGCATAAAAAATGCCCCGCCCGGTGTTGCAGACCGGGCAGGGCGGCGGAACAAATCTTAGGCTCAGATATGTATCCTGTGGCTATTTTAGCACAGGGGAAAGGAAAAGGCAATGGCGAAGAAACGAAAAATCGAATACCGGATAATTTGGGTGTCTCCGCCTGACCCGGTGAAGATCATGACGGAGTTCGGCAAGATCTGGTCGAGGGAGCATGGCCTTGAATTTGACGGTGTTTACACCAAAGAGGGGGACATCAAACAATGAGCTGGAACTTGTTTTTTATGGATCTGGGCGTGGCGTATGCGGCCACTTGGGTATTCAAGATCGTTGACCTAATCGAAGGAGGGAATCCGCATAAGAAAGCATGAACGGCGCACCAGAGAGCAGCGGAAGGCGGACGCCTCCGCATGGATGGGCTTTTTGAGTTTTCTGGCCCTGCTGCTGGTCACCATTGCGTACATGGTGGTGAGCGCACGATGAACAGAGCGAACCGGCATGAGCGCCATCCGCTGGATCTCTGCCCGGTGTGTGGCATGGACAGCGGTGAGCGTGTGCAGTCAACGGACGCACCGTTTAAGCACTATGTACAGTGTTCCACCTGCGGCGCTATCACAGCGGGTTACGCCCAGCAATCCAACGCCACGAAGGCGTGGAAGAGAGGGGATGCGTGGAAATGAAAAGAAAGGTTTACCCGGTGTGCGAAAAATGTTCAACCGTTATAAATCCGAAATTGCATGTGGACGTGGCTCCGGGATTCGTGGTCAACCGTGAAGTCTACTGCGCTCGATGCTTCAAGGATGATATGCAGGAGCAACTGGAATGGTTGCTGAAAGAGCTTGATAAAGACCCGGAGGCGGTTGCAGAAGCAATGGGTATTGGGGTTATTGATATCCCGGAGGAATGATATGAACCAGTGTGAGCGGATCTTGAAGTATCTGGATGAACACGGCAGTATCACACGGGCCGAGGCCATGAGCGAGTGCGGCATCGCCAATTTCACGGCGCGGGTCTCTGACTTGCGGCGGGACGGCGTGGCGCTGGACGTGGAGACGGTCACACAAAAGAACCGCTACGGCGAGACCGTGCGGTTTGCGAGATATAGGAGGGCAAATGGGCAATAGCTGTTTATTCTACACACGGGCGACCGTGGATATCAATTTCCCGGAGGGGCATGTGTGCTGCGCACTGTGCCCTCTGCTGGAAACCTATTCCCGGCTCCAATGCCGGAGGACGGGCGAGTACCTGCTTGATTCAAAAGGGCGCGGGATGTATTGCCCGCTGAAAATGGAGGATGAACATGGAGAATCTGGGGATTTATGAGCGGGTTCGGCAGGTGCCAGAGGCCGCCAAGCGGTCCATTCAGGCGGGGCGGTTGAAGGGTAAGACCGATATCAACCCCATGTGGCGCATCAAGGTGCTGACGGAGCAGTTCGGCCCCTGCGGAATCGGCTGGAAGTATGTTATCACGGACAAGTGGTTGGAGCAGGGGGCCAACAACGAGGTTGCCGCATTTCTGGACATCGACCTGTTTGTCAAGGTAGACGGGGCGTGGTCGGAAGCTATCCCCGGCACCGGCGGCAGCGCCTTTGTAGCAAGCGAGCGGAACGGGCTGTATACCTCGGACGAATGCTTTAAGATGGCCCTCACGGACGCAATTTCTGTGGCCTGCAAGGCGCTTGGCTTTGGCGCGGATGTGTACTGGGATAAGGACAGCACCAAGTATGACCGTGGCACAGAACCCCAGCAGCGGACCCAGAAAGCGGCCATTCCGCCCCAGCAGAAGCCGGGGTACAGACTTCCTCCGCAGGGCGATGCCACCGTGATCTGTGAGTGCTGCGGCGGTCAGGTGATGGATTACTTTGACGGCAGGGCAACGGTGAAGGCGGCACGTCTGGCGGCGAGAGCGAAGGAACTGTACGGCCATGCGCTGTGCGAGAAGTGCGTAGCCAAGGTCAAGAAGGCCAGCGATGCAGCCAAGGAGGCCAACGATGCAGCAGGTTAACGCCACATCGTTCCGCTGGACGATGGATGCCGCCGGAGATTGGTTGTGCATCCAGACCAACAAGGCGCGGCAGGTGCTGGATGGACTGAAAGATGGCAAATTCTATGATGTGGAGATCAAGGAACACCGGGAGAAGCGGAGCCTCGACAGCAACGCCTACGCATGGGTTTTAATTGACCGGCTGGCAGAGAAACTGCACATCCCCAAAACCGAGATCTATCGGCGATATATCCGGGAGATCGGCGGGAACAATGAGACGGTGTGCATCCCGGATAAAGGCGTAGAGAAGCTGCGGAGCGGTTGGGAGCATAACGGGCTTGGCTGGCAGACAGATACCATGTCCAGCAAGCTTCCCGGTTGCACGAACGTTGTGCTGTACTACGGTTCCAGCACCTACGATACCGCTCAGATGTCCCGGCTCATTGACCTGATCGTGCAGGATTGCCGGGAGCAAGGCATTGAGACCCTGCCGCCGGACAAGCTGGCGGGGATGATGGAGGAATGGGGATGCACAAAATGACAAAGGCCACGTCTATCCCGCAATCCGTGAAGGTTGTGGTATGGGCACGGGACAATCACCAGTGCGTGATCTGCGGGTCTCCCGCAGGCGCGCCGGTGGCCCATGTGGTACGGCGTTCGCAGGGCGGCAGAGGAATTGAGCAGAACATCGCAACCCTCTGCCCCCGCTGCCACCGCCTGTTTGACGAGGGGCCATTAAGAGACCGAGAGCGCATCTATGTGCGGCTGGTGGCGTACATGAAAGCATTTTACCCGGATTGGAACCGGGAAGACATGATTTACAGAAAGGGAGCTATTTCATGCTGAACAGAATTATTGTGATGGGCCGGATGACCCGTGACCCTGAATTGCGCCGCACCAACAGCGGCACGGCGGTGGCGTCCTTTTCCCTGGCCGTGGACCGGGATTTTAAGTCCCAGTCCGGCGAGAAGGAAACGGATTTCATCGATGTGGTGGCATGGCGCAACACCGCTGAATTTGTGAGCAAGTATTTCTCTAAGGGCCGCATGGCCGTGGTGGAGGGCCGCTTGCAGCTGCGTGACTGGACGGACAAGGACGGCAATAAGCGCCGCAGCGCCGAGATCGTGGCCGACAGCGTGTACTTTGGTGATTCCAAGCGGGATGGTGGGGGCACGGTGCAGAGCGAACCGCAGGGCGGTTTCAGTGAGATCGAGGATGATGGGGACCTCCCGTTCTAAGGCGGTGGGCGAATGCCGAACAGGATCATCAAGGATAGCATCAGGACGAGCAAAAGCATCAACGCAATGTCGGACTTTCAGTTCCGATTGTGGGCGTACCTGATTACCTACGTTGATGATTATGGGCGCGGCAGCGCAGACCCGGAATTGCTTAAAGGCTTTGTATTCCCCCGCAGAAAAGGTGTGACTGAGGGAACGATCAGTAAGACGCTTGCAGAATTGGCGACCATAGGCTCTGTGATCCTCTATGAAGTTGACGGAGAACCGTACCTATGTTTTCCAAACTGGAGCGAACACCAGACGGTGAGGAACAAAGTAAGCAAATTCCCGGCACCTGCTGACGGATTGATTACATCTGAAATCAATTGCAAGCAATTGCAAGCAGGTGAAAGCAAATGCGCCCGTAATCCAATCCAGAATCCAGAATCCAGAATCCAGAATCCAGAAGAAGTAGGCGGCGAGCCGCAAACGGCATCCCCGCCGGTGGTTTCCATCCCCCTCAATGACGGCACTGAATATCCGGTGTCGCAGGAGCAATGCCAGGAATGGGCGGGCGTGTACCCTGCTGTCGACGTGATACAGCAGTTGCGGGAGATGCGGGAATGGTGCCTGAATAACCCGGCGAAGCGGAAAACGGCGCGTGGTGTACGCGGATTCATTACCCGCTGGCTGGCGAAAGAACAGGATCGCGGTGGCCGTAAGGGTGCAAAAGGCCCCGGCAACAAATGCGAGGACGCTTGGGGGTATGTGTGATGGCTGGAGATTTTAAGCTGGCCGAACTGATGCGCCCATGCCGGAGATGGAAGGCGGCACGGACACCGGAGGTGACATACCAATCCCAGCAGCTTTGCTGGAACTGCGCAAATGTATACGGCGGATGTGAGTGGTCGGCGCGGTTTGAGCCGGTTCCCGGCTGGGATGCGATACCCACAACACGGACGGTCAGCGGGAAGTTTGTAGAGAAATCTTTCAGCGTCCGCGCCTGCCCAAAATTCAGGAGGGGATAGTGAAAAATGTTTGGAAATAAGCGATTGAAAGCGGAAATAGTCCGGCTGAGTTATCGTGTGGCAGAGCTGGAAGAGCGGCTTTGCCCATGCGAGCAGCATGACTGGAAACGCACCGGCGTTGATTACAGCTACGATGGAGCAGGCAGTTGTGATGCCATGTATAACTACAAGTGCGCAAGGTGCGGTAAAAAAATGCGCTCCTTCCAGCCGTACCTGGAATTGGATGGTGATCTGGGAAATGATGCGGATCGTGGTTGATATTTACGGCGAGGACACACAGGGCACGAAGGAGGCCGTGGCCATGTTGCTGGAGCCTCTGGGCCGCGTCCGGGTGGTCAGCGTCATTACCAACGGTAAGGAGGAAAAGCGGTGATTGCATTTGAGATCCCTTATCCGGCAACGAAGCGCGGTAAAGCGGCGTGGAACAAGCGGTTTGGCCTAAACGCGTATTACGCCGGTAAGCACTGGTCGCAGCGGAAGAAAGATGCGGAAGAGCTGCACACCTTGGCCCACTTGGCAATGCGCAAAGCAGGTGTTACAAAACGTCTGGTAAAAAAACCCGTCAAAGTGACATTTTTCTGGAATGACAATCTGGACGTTGACAATCACGGCGCGCTGGGCAAAGCCTTTGTGGATGCGATGAAGGGCTACATACTGCCGGATGACAACCGGGAGTGGTTCCGTGCCGTGGAACACAAATTTTGGAGCGGAGATACGATCCGCGTGGAAATTGAGGAGGCAGAATGATGGACGCTGTGGAGTTTTTGGACAAGGTTGACCGTCTCAGCAAAAGGGGATCTACCGAAGAAAAAATGCGCTACAACGATTATAGGACAGCAGGAGATAACGTAGGGGCGGTGAAGTTTGTCGAACACTGGTGCACCGAGCACCCCGCCAAAACCCGCCAGAGCGAGTTCTTAAAGCATTACCCCAACGCAAAAATTATTTTAGGCTGTCTTGACGCCTGCCCGATGGATGTATTCGGCGATACAGAAGCCAACTGCAACCGTCAACCTTGCTATGAGTGTAAAAAGGCGTTCTGGCTTGCGGAGGTGGAGGACGTATGAAACTATTGATCGGCGGAAGTCCTTGCACACATTGGAGCATCGCACAGACGAAGAACCGCGAGACAGAGGCCAGCGGAATCGGCTGGGAGCTATTTCTAAACTACCGCATCGCCCGCGATAAATACAAGCCTGACTATTTCCTGTATGAGAACAACAAATCCATGTCGCCCGCTATCCGGGAGCAGATCACAGCGGAGCTGGGCGTGGAACCCGTGCTTATCAACTCCGCACTGGTGAGCGCACAGAACCGCCAGCGGCTGTATTGGGCGGGCAAACGGAACCCGGACGGCACATACAGCCAAGTGGCAGTGGAGCAGCCGGAGGACAGAGGCGTGTGCCTATTAGATGTGCTGACGGCTGATGATCTCGCACCATATAACGGAGGTGAGTTCAAGAAGCTAAAAACCGGCCTGCACGCAAAATTCGCGTCAACGTGGCAGATCGGAAAAACAGGGGACAGCGGCGGGCAGGCCGTCAGGGTTTATGACATCCTCGGCAAGTCTGTCACGCTTAAAGGTCTTGCCGGAGTGGGAGGTGCAAGGACGGGACTTTACAAGATTGGAGAAACCATCTTTTCCCTCAATGCAAAAGGGTGCGAAAAACTACAGACAGTACCGGCGGGGTATACATCGTGCGTTCCATCGAACATCGGAGTTACACTGCTGGGCAACGGCTGGACAGTGGATGTGATCGCCCACATTATGAGCCATTTTACCGGACTGACGGAGGAGTCGGTGGAAGTGCTTTCCATGTACGACGGTATGAGCTGCGGCCATATCGCGCTGGACAAGCTGGGCGCGGAGATCACCGCCTACTATGCAACCGAGATCGACAAGTACGCCATCCAAACCACACAGCACAATTACCCGGGCACCGTACAACTGGGCGACGCGTTTCAGGTGCGGAACGATGATTGGAGATTGGGGGAGGAACTATGAGAGATACAAACCTCGTAAATGCGCTGCGTGAGCACGCAGAATGGGCGCAGGCAAATGAGTGGGAAACGCCGATCACGCTGGGCGATGACTTGGTAGAAGCCGCCGACCGGATCGCCAACCAGAGCACCCACATCGCGGCACTGCAGCAGGAAATTGATAGACTGCGGGCGCAGGTGCCCCGCTGGATCCCGGTGGAGGAACGGCTGCCGGAACCGCCAAAGGAGGAAAGGTAAATGAAAAGACTGACAACTAATTGCCCGGATAACAACCTTGATGCCGCACTGAATTTGTTTTACATCAAAGACGGCGAGGCATGGGTGCGGGGCGGAGGTGATGGCCCGGATTACCCGGACATCCGGCTCTACGATTTCATCCGCAAAGCCGCAAAGATTTTACTGCCGGATTTAGACTTTCCAATGGATGATGACGGCGTAGACTATGCGATGGGTGAGCTTTTGCTGGACGGTCCTGATGAGCCGACAGGCCTGCTTGCCCTGCTATATACCGCAGCATGGTCATACGCAGAACTTCGTGGCAGGCTCATGCAATACGAGGATACCGGGCTATCTCCGAAAGGGCTTGAGCACGCCGCTGAGGTCGAAAACGGGCTGAACTCGGACGGATACTCAATCGCACGCATGGCAGAGTTGATGAATGCCGACAAGGACGAGCGCGTGGTGGTGCTGCCGTGCAAGGTGGGCGATACGGTGTATTTTGCTTTGCTTGGAAGAATCATTGAGAAGCAAGTATTTAGCATCGTTTCATTTTCAGATTCCACAAGAATTTACTGTGGCGGAACCAGCGAATATTTCAGGCCAGAGGATATAGGAAAAACCTTCTTCCTTACCCGCGAGGCGGCGGAGAAAGCATTGGAGGCGATGAAGGATGAATGACCTAAAACCGTGCCCGTTCTGCGGCGGTAAAGTTAGCCTTGTTCTGTGTGATGACGAAGGAAATCTGCATGATGAGTCATATAGAGAACATCCCTATAGTGGGCTTGGCTTCATGCTTCACCACGCTCACGAGGAAAACCCGGAATGCCCGATTGCAAGCTATGAGTGCGATGGCGGGATTTTGGGTGGTGTGCATATTTACGACACGGAAGAACAAGCCGCTGAGGCGTGGAACAAGAGGGCTGAGGTGGTGCATGGGCGGTGGGAAATGAGGCCCACTGGGATGGTGACCGATACCGGCCCGGAATACAAGGCGTACTGTACTGTTTGTAATGAGCCAAACAAGCAGTATCAGCCGCCATTCTGCCCCCACTGCGGGGCCAAGATGGACGGAGGTGAAGAATAATGGCAAAGTATTTCAGAATTGCAGAGATTGATGCTGCTACGTTAAGCGCATGACTGGTTACGAGCTTGATTGCCTGCAAGTGGCAATGCTTGCGGATGATGGAAATGTGTATGTTGCTGTCGATGAAGTTGGGCAAGATTGCATTGAGGTCGACCTTGAAATGTTTGACGCGGACGGAGGTGACGGCGATGAGGCTGATTGATGTTGATGATTTGGGCGTGGGCCGGTGCAGCAAAGATGTTCTCCCTGCGGCGTATTGTGCTGGTTGGAACGGCTTACTTGGCTTGATTGAAAAAGCCCCCACCGTGGATGCCGTGATCGTGACACGGTGCAAGGACTGTGTACACTATGATTTTGGCGTATGCCTGAAAATCTACTCGGACGGCAACGTGCATCCAGAGGCGTGGCAGAGCCGCAAACCGGAGGACTTCTGCTCCTATGGCGAGAGAAAGGACGGCGGGGATGGCTAAGCAGTCTGGGTATTTACAGCGGCGGGAGGCGGAGCTGGATGCCACCTTCAACGCCGGGGCGGCGATGGCGATGCAATTCGCCATGGATACCCTTCAGATGGCCCTCCACCAGACGGAGGGCTGGGGCTATGACCGGATCATGCGGATCACCCATAACTGGATTGCCGTCCAGCGGGAGTACAAACCGGCGCTGGACTGCCGGAACCCGGAGGCGGACGTCCGACAGGAGCACATGGATCGGGTGCTGACGGAGATTATCCGGGACAAGGCGGAGCTGATCCCATTCCCGGACAGATACAAGGATCTGAAAAAGATCCGTTATGGGAGGTAACTATGCAGAAGGAAGATATATCACTCCTACGCATCTATGCAAAGAATGATATGAATTGCGTGAAAACAGCAAAGGAGATGGGTATCCATCAAAGCAGCGTGATCTATCGGTTTGGAAAGATTAAGACGGAAACCGGGCTGGATGCGCGGAAGTTCTGGGACTTGGTGATGCTGCTGGAAATGGAGGAATCATGAAACTTGGACAGGTGGTTCGGGCCAGATTCAAGTCCATACCGTCGCAGCTGGAACGGCAGCACCCGACGTATGAGCAGTTGTATCCGTTCCGGCGCGGAGAGGTAATTTACATCCACCCAAAGGGCCGGTTTGTCAGTGTGCGGACGGAAACGGCGGGCGGCCCCGTAGTAGAGAATTTCCGGCTATGTGAGGTGGTTATGTGAGTACATTCCCGGAACGGCTGCGGAAGTTAAGGGAATCTGAGCGGCCTGCTAAAAGCATGAGAGTGAAAGCGGAGCTGATTGGAATTGGACATGATACGCTGCGGAAGTACGAAACCGGGGAAAACGAACCGGCTCTCAGCCAGTTAAAGCTGATAGCGAATCATTACCATGTCAGCTTGGATGAACTTGCATGGGACGAGGGCGAGCGAGAGAGTAAACCTTTATAGTATCGCAAAAAAAATTAGTCTTTGCCCCTGATTCGGGGCAAGCGTAGAAAAATATGTGTCAGAATGAGGGTGCGGGGTTATATCCGTATCCTCATTCTTTCCATCCATCCTTCCTTTCCTCCTGACCCCGGCGGATGCCAGGGGTATGCAGACGTAGCTCAGTAGGCAAGAGCGCTTCGCAAATAATGAAAAGGTCGCTGGTTCAAGTCCAGCCGTCTGCGCGAAGACAGGACCCCTCGCACCTCTCCACGGAAACGTGTGACGTGTCCCAGAGGGGACATTTAGGGGCGAATGTTCCAAGGCTGGCGAGGCGGTCTCCAAAACCGCTTGGGTGGGTTCGATTCCCAACCGTCCCTGCCAACTCTAAACGGAGTCACCAACGGAGTATAAACAAGTGGGGTAACCGTGGAAAGCGGAGATATGCGGCATAGGTACCCCGTAAGGGGAGACCACAGCGAGTGACGGGGACTTTCCCCGAAGCGCTAAAGCAGGGCAGGACTGCAATGCCGTACCATCCCGACCAGCGGGCGAGGAAGCGTAAAAAGCTAAGTATCAGGCGGCTGGTATAATTGCTAAGTTCCTGATGGCTGGTAGGAAGGCGCAGCGCAGCCGGGAGCCGATAAAAAAGACCTTGCGTACCATGTTTGGCTCGGGAAGAGCCGGACACGCAAGATGTGTATGCCCTCCGGGGCGGGGAAAGTCTGCTATGTAAGGCCAAGGGGTGGGGGCTAGTAGCAAAATAGGAGGATGGCATGGAAATCACAAAACGGCGGCTTGCGGATATTGTGCCGTATGCGGCTAACGCAAAGAAACACGATAAGCGGCAAATTAACAACGTTGCGGAGAGCATCAAGCAGTACGGCTTTGTGCAACCGATTGTGATCGACCGTGATGGTGTGATTGTAATCGGCCACTGCCGCGCTTTGGCGGCAAAGAAGCTGGGTATGGAAGAAGTGCCATGCGTTTGCGTGGACGATCTGACACCGGAGCAGGTGAACGCCCTGCGGCTGGTGGATAACAAGAGCAACGAGAGCAACTGGGATTTTGACCTGCTGGCAGAGGAATTGCCGGGGCTGGATTTGTCGGCGTTTGATTTCGACTGGGGGATTGAAAACGAGGATGAGTACGGCACTGATTTTTCTTTGCCGGATGGGGACAAATCGGAAATCTGCCAAATGACATTTACGCTCCACGAACAGCAAAAAGAACTGATCGAATATGCAATGGCGTGTGTAGAGGATGAAATAACCGAAACGTTCGGAAACGCCAATAAAAACGGGAACGCATTGTATGAGGTGATACGGCAATGGGCAGCGCAAAGGACCTGATTGTAAAAGTTATTCCAAGCAAGGTTGCCGTTCCGTTTGTGAAAACGCACCATTACAGCGGCAAGGTTGTGAATAACAGCAATTTGCATTTCGGCGTGTTTTACGAAGGCAGACTTCACGGTGTCATGTCCTTTGGCCCGTCTTTGGATAAGTCTAAAATCCAAGGGCTTGTTGATGGAACCGGGTGGAACGAATTCATCGAATTAAACCGCATGGCGTTTGACGATGTTCTCCCACGCAATAGCGAAAGCCGCGCGATTTCGATTGCAATGAAACTAATCCGCAAAAACGCGCCGCAAATCAAATGGGTTATTTCGTTTGCGGATGGGTGTTCGTGCGGAGACGGGACGATATATCGAGCGAGCGGTTTTGTTTTGACGGCAATCAAACCTAACGGTAATCTGGTGCAACTCCCAAACGGTGAGAAAATACACAAGATGACCCTCGAAAGCAATCCAACATCCCCACGAAAAGAACTTGGCGGCAAAAGCTATTACGATATAACCGGCGGCAACTTCAATTTCAAAAAATATGTGGCCTATGTCGGCGGCGAGATTTTGACCGGGTATCAACTCCGATATATCTATTTTATTGACCAAACATATAGAGACCGGCTTACCGTTCCTATCATTCCGTTTTCCAAAATCGACGAAATGGGCGCTGGAATGTACAAAGGGGAAAAGGTAACGCAAGCAGAAAGGCACCAGTGACACGGCAATATGCGGCGGTAGTTTAACGGTAAAACATTCCGCATCCTGCGGAAAGATGGCGGTTCGACTCCGACCTCGCTGCTCCAAAATGCCGTGTTATGGTTCCAAAGAAAGAAGGGGTGGAAGTGGCACGGACTGGAAGGCCGAAAAAGGTAATAAATCAAAAGCTGTTTGAGAACCTATGCGGTATCCAGTGCACGGAAGTGGAAATCTGCGGAGTGCTTGAGTGCAGCGCGGACACCCTGAATCGATGGTGCAAACGGACGTATAAAATGACTTTTGCGGACACATATAAAAGCAAGAGCCAGGTAGGAAAGTCGAGCCTGCGGAGAGCGCAGTGGAATCTGGCCCAAAAGAACGCAAGCATGGCTATTTGGCTGGGGAAACAGTACCTCGAGCAAAAAGATATTGTGGAGCAGAACGTCAATGCGGACGGTGTCAAGGTGATTATCGATGTCTGATATTCTCTTGTCAGAAAAGATCGGCCCTGCATTTTACAGCGTAGCGCGTGACATTTTTCATCATGGGCATACGCACTACGATTTTAGCGGCGGGCGTGGCTCACTGAAATCATCCACGGTATCGATTCTCGTACCGATTCTTCTGATCGGCAATCCGGGAACGCATGCGCTTGTCTTGCGTAAAGTGGCAAATACAATCCGCGATAGTGTTTATGCCCAGTATATTTGGGCAATCGGCGAGCTGGGCATGGCGGCGTATTGGGAAGCGAAAGTATCCCCGATGGAGCTGATCTATAAGCCGACAGGCCAGAAGATTATGTTTCGCGGCGCTGATGACCCGATGAAGATCAAATCTATCAAAGTCCCGTTTGGCTATATCGCCGTGACGCACTTCGAGGAAAAAGACCAGTTTGCCGGACGCGCGGAAATCCGAACCATTTTGCAATCCACCATGCGCGGTGGCTCGATGTTCTGGAATTTTGAGAGCTATAACCCGCCAATTTCGCGCGACAACTGGGCGAACAAGGACAGCTTGGAAGAACGCGCTGACCGGCTGTGCCACAAATCAACGTATCTGCAAGCACCGCCTGAGTGGTTGGGAGAACAGTTTCTTGCAGAAGCGAAACACCTAAAAGAGACGGACGAGCGAGCATATCAGCACGAATATCTCGGTATCCCGGTAGGGACCGGTGGAAATGTGTTTGACAAGCTGGAACTGCGGGAGATTACCGATGAAGAAGTCAAGAGTTTCGACCGCATCTATCAGGGAGTGGACTTCGGCTGGTTCCCAGACCCGTTTGCTTTTATCCGGCTGCATTATGATCGGGCGCGAGAGACCATCTATCTGCTGGACGAGATTTACCAAAACAAATTATCCAATGAGCAAAGCGCGACCATGATTAAGCAGCGCGGATATAACAACATTAGGACAATCTGCGACAACGCCGAACCGAAGAGCGTTGCTGATCTCCGCGCAATGGGGCTACCTGCGTATGAAGCAGTCAAAGGTTCAGGCTCTGTGGAATATGGCATGAAGTTTTTGCAGCGGAGAACGATTGTTATTGATAGGAGACGCACACCGCACGCTTACGATGAATTTGTTGGATACGAATACGAACGAAACAAAGACGGTGACATTATCAGCGGATACCCAGACGCGAACAACCACCTGATTGACGCGACCCGGTATGCGTTGGAGCCTGTCAGCCGCAGAATGGGAGTTATTGCATGAGCAGTGCAGTTATCCAAAAGTTAAAAGAGCTTGGCTATACAACGATCTCTGAAGAGTTTTATGGGCAAGTTGATCTGTGGGAATCGTGGTACGTTGGTAAAGTGAAGGGCTTCCACCAGTACCGTAGATATAACGGCCACAAGTGGACTAAACACAATAGAGCAACGCTCAGCATGGGGAAAAAGGTCTGCGAGGACTGGGCGAACCTGCTCATGAACGAAAAAGTCAAGATCACGCTTGAGGGCAAAAAGGAACAGGATTTCATCGATCGCGTTTTGGCGGAAAACAATTTCACCGTCAAAGCTAATGAGATGCAGGAGATGAAATCCGCGCTGGGGACGGTGGCATATATACCCCGCGTGACGGGGCAGGGCGTGACGGATTCCGGAGAGATCATCCCCGGTGACGCGTCCAGCATTGCGATTGATTATGCCACGATGCATGACATTTACCCACTTGCATGGCAGAACGGCTTTATTTATGATTGCGCTTTTACTTCCAGGGTTACGCGAGGCGGAAAAGATTATGTGTATTTCCAGATCCACCGCAGAGCGAATGATGGGACGTATGTAATCGAAAACCGAATTTACCGATACCAGAACGAACAGTTGTCCGATGAAGATTTGAAGAATGTTTCCGGGTTTGAGCGCATTCCCCCCGTGGTATACACCGGAAGCAATAAACGGCAATTTGTAATTGACAAGCCGAACATCGCAAACAACTTCAATTATCTTCTGCCTGTTGGCATTTCCGTTTTTGCAAATTCCATTGATGTTCTTCGCGGCGTTGATACTGCGTACGACTGCTACGTCAATGAGTTTGAAAACGGCCCCATGATGATGATGGTCAAAATGCCAGCGACAAAGTATGAAGACGGTGAACCGACACTGGATGACAATGACAGGCGGTTTTACCTGCTCCCAGAAGATACACAGCAGGGGAGCGTTGTTGAGACCGTTGCACCGGAACTTCGGACGGCTGCGCTGAATGTCGGTCTGCAAGACCAACTCAATATGCTTTCAAGCAAATGCGGGTTCGGTGAAACCTATTATCGATTCGATGGCGGCAGCATGGCAACGGCCACGCAGGTAATCAGCGAGAATAGTACCATGTTCCGCACGATCAAAAAGCATGAAGTCATCTTGGAAAGTGCTCTGGTTGAGCTTTGCAGGGTCCTTCTGCGGCTCGGTAATAAGGCGCTGGGTGCAGGGCTTGATGAAAATGTTGAAATCAGCATTGATTTTGATGATTCCATCATTGAGGACAAGCAGAGCGAATTTGCCCGCGACCTGCAAATGCTCAACGCAGGGATTATGAACGCCTGGGAATTCCGGGCAAAATACATGAACGAGGACGAAGCCACCGCAAAGGCAGCGCTGCCAAAGGCACAGGACATGGTGACCGAGGAAGAAACGGAGGTTGAGTGATGGGCGGTAGAGGTGGAGCAGGTGTCGGCCCTGCCACTAAGAAGAATAATATTCGCACGGTGCAAGGAGTTTCTGTCGGCTCTCGGCTTTTTGCAAAAGAAAGCGATGTCGCCAAACTTTCGCAAAATACTGTCTGGATTGAAAACACAAGCACGCCGCACGCTGTTTTGAAAAACAGTCAAGGAACAGTTCAGGTGCAAGGTAATAAAAAGGACAAATACGGCATCCTCGAAAATGTGAATACCGCCGTTGTGCATCTTAGCGGCGTTGACCGAAGCACACCAACAAGAGAAGTCACCAAATTAAACAAGCAACTTAACGAAATACGCTCACGGGGCTTTGATGTCCAAAGAATTAGTGTGGGCGAATATGAAAGCGTTGCTTACATAAAACGCAAGCTATTCACAAGAAATTTTTAACAATTTTCCATGATAAACTTTGAAAATTTGGACAAGTTCACATTCCCCGGCGTTGGAAAGTACGACATTCCGCAGGTTGAGCCGGTTAAGGCGTATCCGCGGGGCGAGTTTATCCCGGTAAATTACCATTACACGGAAAAAGACCCGGCGAGTAAGATCGTGCATTTCTTTGTGGACGATTACCAATTTATTCGATACTGGAACACGCCGGACAAATACATTCCGAAGCTGTCGCAGTTTGCGGCGGTGTGTGCGCCGGACTTCTCCACTTACACAGATATGCCGCTTTCAATGCAGATATACAACCATTATCGCAAGCACTGGCTGGCTGCATATTGGCAGCTACACGGCATGACAGTATACCCCTCTATTTCTTGGAGCGACGAGGATAGTTACGATTGGTGCTTTGATGGTGAGCCTGTCGGCGGGATAGTTGCCGTTAGTTCGGTAGGCACACAGCAGAACAAGGAAAGCAAGCGTCTTTTTCTGCGCGGCTACGAGGAAATGATGAAGCGGCTATCGCCGGAATGGGTGATATTCTACGGCAGAGTGCCGGAAGAGTGCGACTGGAATGTTATTCGCGTGAAGCCGCACTATGACGAGATCGTGAAGCGGAGGGTGCAAAATGAAATATCCGTTCACGCCGGAACTGCTTGACGCGCTCCCAGAAGAACTCGCCGAACTGTACCGTGCTCTTGAGGATACGTTACTCGACGAGATATGCAGCCGCTTGAAACTGGCAAATCAGTTTAACGAGGTCACAGTACAGGATATCCGGGCGCTGCGGTCCCACGGCATCGACCTAAAGGAAATCAAGAAAGCAATCCGCGAGACTTCCGGCATCAGCAAAACGAAGCTGAACAATCTGCTGGGCGATGTGGTCGCAAGGAACCAACAGTATTACACCAATATGATTGACCTTGCGCATATCACCCAGCCTGAGACACTGGTTGACGCTGCGGAAGTGGCGACGATCAGGACGCAGACGCTTGATACATTTCGCAACTTAACTGCTTCCATGGGCTTTCTGGTGGACGCTGGGCGCACGATGCTCTTGCCTGCCAAAGCGTACCAATGGGCACTTGACAGCGCAGCGTTGCAGGTGCAAAGTGGTGCAATCAACTACAATCAGGCGATTAAAACAGCTGTGAAGGAACTTGCGGACAGCGGTCTAAAAGTGGTTAACTACGAAAGTGGTCATCGGGATCATGTCGACGCTGCCGTGAGAAGAGCTGTAATGACCGGTGTATCTCAAATCTGTGCTAAATACACGGAGCAATCCGCAGAGTATCTGGATACTCCATACTTTGAAGTATCGGCTCATATTGGCGCACGCGATAAGCCGGGACCGTCACCATGGTCATCGCATAAGGATTGGCAAGGCCGTGTTTACAGCGTCCGTACTGGGGACATTTACCCGAGCATTTATGACGTTTGCGGCCTGGGTGCTGTTGACGGCTTGGAAGGGGCCAACTGCCGCCACAGGCGGTTCCCGTGGGTTGAGGGCGTGTCCGAGCGCACTTACACGGATGAACAGTTGGAACACATCGATGATGGCCATGGATGCACGTTTGATGGCAAGGATTACACTGCATACGAGGCAACCCAAATGCAGCGCCGTATTGAGCGTACGGTTAGAAAGCTAAAGCGTGAAAAAGCCGCCTACAAGGCCGCAGGATTGCATGAAGAAGAACAGGCGGTAAACATACGGCTGCGGCGGTTAAACGTCAAATACAAGGCGTTCAGTGCGGCGGCGGGGTTGCCGGAGCAGCGGGAAAGGATGAAGGTGCTGTATGATTGATGAGAGGTTGAAAACCGCCATCGAAAAGGCCCTTGCCGCCGGATTCCGGGTGCAGCTAAAGGGCATGAAAGATGGAAGCGTGAAGGCTCAAATCATCAAAGCAAAAGAGCTGAAAAAGTAATGTTTTTCTTCCGTTTTCTTGCGGAGTGTTGTATAATATAGGCAACTAAATAACGCTTGTTTTATTTCATAAAAGGAGTGTTGGCTTGTTATGACAGATAAAGGTGGTGTTTGGCGCACAATCGGTGGTCGTCGCGTATTCATCAAAGATGGACAGAGCTTGACAGACGCAATGCGCGAAAGCGGGAAGTTTGGCGATTCCGAAAAGGTCAACAAGGTAGGCGTTGATCAGAAAAAACAAACCGATGATGCCGAAACAAGTGCTGAATATGGTGTCAAACACAGAGTTTGGGGTAAAGCGACAGGGACGAGTTATGAAGCAATAAATGGAGATCAGTACAAACTGACAGGAGATAAAAACGGTAAAACGCTTCAGATCCCACAAAATGAAAGTGGAGAATTTGAAGTGTATAAAGCTCCAAAAACAAGCGGATTCCTTAACGGGAAATACGTTGCTGATGAAAACGTAAATGCGATTTTATCTGATGGTCGAATTGTTCTAAATGACCACGACTTTAACAACGATACATACTATAAAGTAAGTGGCATCATTGAGGCTGAAACACTTAGGCTCGCCGGATATCAAAAGGAAGGCCAGTTTTACCGAGGAACTGACAACCCCAAAGAAATTGAATATCTTAAAAACGGGACTATGCGAGCATCTACCAACCACATGACGGGCGAAAAAGAAGATGGGGTTTCTGTATGGGAGAATTCCAAGTACCCGTTTAAGTATCAATATCGAGTGACCGGAGAAGTTGCCGGAGTAGGAAGCGACGGAGAACCGCTGCTTGACCCAAAGTCCATTAAACTTGTCAGCACAAAGTCTTATTCTATTAAGGACTACAATGCAGCGATGGAGAAGGGTAAACCCTTGTTTTGCAAGGCGTACGGATGGACAGAAGCGCAGTACGACGCGGCAAAAAAGGGAAGCATCAAAAACAGAAAGCGACTTTAATAAAATACAGCCTTTTGCCAATCGAGGCAAGAGAAGTGGCAATTTGAGCCAAGCAGTACGCGAACGCGTATTGTTTGGCTCTTTTTTATAATACGCAGCGGGGAATGACGCTGTGGAAATAAAAGGAGAGTAAAAATGGCAGACGAAATCATGACTTTTGATGAAATACTGGCTGACCCCACCTATAAGGCGGAGTTCGACAGGCGAATCACAAAGGCGCTTTCGACTGTTCAGAGCAAGCTGGACGCGGAAGTGGAAAAAAACAAGCAGTTGTTAGCAAACGGCAACGCGGAAACGGACGCACTCAAAAAGGAGATCGAGGGCTACAAGTCCAAGATTGCCGATTATGACTACGCAGACGTTATCCGTAAAACGCTTTCTGAGAAAGGCGTGAAGTTTAGCTCTAAAGCTGCCGAGAAGGCGTATTTGGCAGACCTGAAAGCAAAGCATCTTGAGATCAAAGACGGCGCGCTTGATGGGTTTGACAAATGGCACGAGGAACAAGTCAGCGCCGATCCGTCCGCGTTTCAGGATGGCGTAAAAATTGACTGGTCCGCTGCCGTTGGCGGCGGTGAAAAGAAAACTGACACCAATGCCGCGATGAACAATCTGATTCGCGGCGCACTCAAGTAACAAAAAGGAGAATATAACATGGCAAGTATTGATCGTTCCGCACTTTCCGGCCTGATCCCGGAACCCGTAACCCGCGAGATCATGCAGGGCGCTATCGCTGAATCTGCCGTTCTACGCATGGGCCGCAGACTGGCAAACATGTCCAGCAAGACGCAGACCATCAACGTGCTCGACGCGCTTCCCTCCGCGTATTTCGTCAACGGCGAGGCCACTGACGGCGGCGCTGGTGAGGCATTTAAGCAGACCACCAAGATGGCGTGGGACAAGAAGAAGCTGTACGCCGAGGAGATCGCTGTTATCGTCCCCATCCCCGAGGCTGCTCTCGATGATGCGGACTATGACATTTGGGGCGAGGTCAAGCCCCGCCTGACCGAGGCTTTCGGCAATGTCATTGACGGCGCTATGCTGTTTGGCAAGAATAAGCCCAGCACCTGGCGTGATGGCATTGTGCCCTCTGCTATTGCTGCGGGAAATGGTGTTCCTGTCAGCTCTGACATTTACGCCGACATCATGGACGAGGGTGGTCTGATCTCCAAGGTCGAGCTGGACGGCTTCAATCCCAACGGCGTGATGTCCGCTATTCAGATGCGCGGCAAGCTCCGTGGGCTGAAAGACACCACCGGTCAGCCTATTTTCAAGACCGATATGCAGGGCGCTACCCGCTACGGCCTCGACGGCATGGACATGTACTTCCCCATGAACGGCGCGTTCGACCCTGCGCAAGCACAGATGATCGTCGGCGATTGGAGCCAGCTCGTCTATGCCATCCGCCAGGATATGACCTTCAAGGTGTTCACCGAGGGCGTTATCCAGGACCCCGCCACGAAGGAAATCGTTTACAACCTCATGCAGAACGATATGGTTGCGCTTCGTGCCGTCATGCGTCTCGGCTGGGAGATCGCAAACCCCATCAACGCGTACAATGCAGAAAAGACAAATCCGTTCCCGTTCTCCGTTTACGGCAAGGGCGGTGCTATTTCCACCGTTGCTGTGTCCCCTGCTACCGCCACTGTAAAGAAGGGCGAAAGCAAGCTGTTTACCGCCAAGGTTGACGGTGAGGGCATCATCAACGGAGAGGTTGAATGGTCTCAGGATGGCACCAAGAGCAAAATCAGCGATGAGGGCGTTCTGACTGTCTCCGCTACCGAAACCAAGAGCAGCATCACCGTTACTGCGAAGTCCAAGCAGGACGGCACAAAGACCGGCACTGCCACTGTCACTGTTTCTGGCTGATTTGAAAGGAGCTGACCCAATTGACATACGCTGATTACACATACTACTCCGGTGTCTATATGGGCACTGTAAGCAGTGGGGAGTTTCCGCGTCTGGCTGTCCGGGCCAGCTCCTTCCTCGATTATTTCACGCAGAACCGAGCCAAGGACAACGTGGATCTGGATGCGGTAAAGATGTGCTGCTGTGCGCTGGTTGACAAGTACGCGGTTATCGAAGCTGCGCAGGCGCTTGCAATGAAGAACCTTGCGACTGCTGCCGCTAATGACGCAGAAGTCAAAAGCGAAACGGTGGGCGGTTATTCCCGCACACTGGCGACCGGCGGCGAATCTGCCGTTTCTGCGCTGAACGCTACGGATGGTGCGAGAAAGCTGCTCGCAGAGACCTGCATGGAGTATCTTGCCCACACTGGCTTGCTGTACCGAGGGAGGGGGTGCGGATCATGTACGCTCCCCACACTGTAACGATCTACAATCCGGTCAAAGAAACCGACAAGGAGACGTTTCAGGAAACGCAAAAGCTGTATGTGACCGTACTTCGTGGCGTAATGCTGCAAGCATCTAAAGCTGTTAACGTGCGCGAGAGTGGCCTTGCCGGAGCGGATGCGGTTGACCTCTACATTCCGTTTGGTGTGGAAGCCGTGGACGGCTTTACCGGCAAGGTGAAAACCTATGCCGGTCCGCAGCGGTTTTACGCCGCAGAGGACAAAACCGACCTTTGGACGCTTTCTGTCAAAGGCAACGGCGGGACAACGTTTTTCATCAAAGGCGAGTTTGTGACGGACAATGAAACCGTGGCGCTGGCTCAGGACAACTGCTACACCGTGACCAAGGTTGACGAAAAGGATTTCGGCAGCGTTGATATGCAGCACTGGCAGGTCGGAGGCGTGTGATATGGCGTTGAAATTCTCCGTTCAGACGGACGGCATGGACGCTGTAAAAGAGGCCATTTCCAGGGGCTGTGATCGCGCAGAACACGTTCTGGCGTTGCAGATCGCAAAAGATACCGCACCGTTCGTGCCTATGCTCACAGGCTCTCTAAGGACGCGTACACGGGTAACGGGAAACGAGGTTATTTACCCCGGACCGTATGCCAGGTATTTGTACTACGGCAAACTGTACGTCGATCCGCTGACCGGAAGCTCTTATGCCCGGAAGGGCGTTACGAAGGTTCCGGCAGTGCCGGAGAAGGATTTGATTTTCCACAGAACCGGGACCTGCTCCCATTGGTTTGAAGCATCCAAGGCGCAGAACATGGAGAAGTGGGTGCGTGTAGCAGAAAAGGCGGTGAAGCATGATCTCTAAAGAAAAACCTGTGATGCTGGCATCCAGCAGCGAAAAAGCAGATCTTGACCGCCTGATGCTGATTTGGGCAAACCGCTTTCCCGGTATCCCGGAGAATGTGGATCTGATCAAATACGAGTATTTCGCGGCGAAAACGGTAGGCATGGCGCTTTCCTCCGTTCAGGGGGCCGTTATCACCAAGAAGTATATCTGCGGTGGATATCAGGCGGAGTATTCGTTCGAAATCCATTACCAGATCGCACCACCCGGCAAGAGCGACGATACACGCTTGAAGGCGGTTGAGGCTTTAAACAAATTCGCGGACTGGGCGCAGATGCAGCGACCGGACATTGGAGAGGGCAGGCGCGCCCTCCGCGTTGAGACGTCTGCGTTTGCATCGTATCTCGGCGCGACAAGCGACCAATACGAGGACTACATGGTCCCGCTAAAACTGATTTACGAGGTGAATGTATAATGGCAGATTTAACTTTTGCGACGCCCGAAGGTCAGACCATTGACCGCGAGCTTTTGATCGCGTATCTGAATACCGGCTCTAAGGAAGCTCCCACTTGGAGCGCCATCGGTAAGCGCGTGGAGGATTCCAGCGAAGAGATGGACTGGGGTCAGGAGAGCAAACAGGACATCCTGGGCAACACTTTCACCACCATGAAGAAGCCCGTTATTTCCCAGACCTTTGATCCCATCCCTATGGATTCTGGTGACGCTGCTGCGGTGAAGATGTGGAACCTTGCCGTCAAGGATCATGACGCACAGGCTCTTGCCAATCAGGATATGATGATTGGACACTTCTATGCTACGTCCGGCGAGGCGAAGTTTGCCGAGCGGTATGATTCCTGTGCTATTGCCGTGACCGGCATCGGCGGTGACGGCGGCGGTACGCTCAACATCACGAGCGAGATTACCTACGGCGGCAATCGTACGCTGGGCACCATTACCAAGGATACCAGTGGCGTGACCTTTACGGCAGGGGCTTAAAACAAAGGGGCGGGCG